TCCTCATAAAATAGACGGGCGACACGACACCGGGGCGAATGGACTAATGTCGAAGATGTACCGCAAAGAAATAAATATGGGTTTGAACACGCAGTTCTATCTCGGCAAAATCGACGACATACCGGATTGGGTTTACCCGCAGGAGCAGAAGGACGCTGCCAGGCGGCAGTGGGTAGATGAACCGAAAAAAAACAGGGATTACAAAGCGTTGCGAGAAGGCATGGCAAGATACTATGGGATGCCGCACGAAGCATCGGGGCAGGTGATAGACAACTTCAACCGCAAAGTTCATTTGATCAACCGCTTTGATATACCTGAAGAGTGGAGTAAATACCGCGCAGTAGATCATGGGCGGGTCAACCCGACAGCAATGCTGAATGTCGCCGTATCCCCAGAAGGAAATCTGGTGTTTTATCAGGAATACTATCAGGGCGAGCTCGATATATCGCGGAATGTCCAAAGAATTGTCGAGGTCTGCGGCAACAAACTTGTCAAAGACCGCAATAATACTGTAGTTGAAGGCGGCGGCCAGATCATAGAGCCGCAACGCGAAATAATGTGTGGACAAAGATTTGTGCAGACTAAATTGGACTCACGCTCATTCGCCAAGAAAATGGAGACCGGATCGCTGACGCTTGGGCAGTATTATAGATTGTGCGGACTGAATTGCACGCCGGCCAGCGGACAGAGTTCGCAGTACACAGTGCCAATCGTAAATGACTGGTTCAAGATAGACTGGTCGAGAAAAAACCCGTTCACCGGAGAGGACGGTTGGTCGAAGGCGTATGTATTCAGAGATTTGCGCTGGATGATATTCGAGCTCGAAAACTGGATATGGGAAGAGCCTGCAACTCGCGGAGCAGAAGAGCGCGGCAATCGTCTCGAATCGCCAAGGAAGAAAAACGACCACCTCATGACCGCCCTTCTATACATCGCTTCGATCCCCCCGAGATACATTCAGGGAGCATCCGAGACCGAGGATTATGAAGAAGAGAAGAAGGGGAGAGTTCAGGCATCACCGACTCTCGTCCGCGACAGCTATACGGGATATTGATACATAAGAGTTGACAACCAATAACAGGAGTGATATGTGATGAAGATAAAACCGCTGGGCAGGCGCATACTGATACGGAAATGCGTAAGCGACCACATAAGAGACGAGAACGGAAAAGTATTGATATACATGACCGATACATCTTATGAGGAGTGCAATACGGCAGAGATTGTCGATATTGCCGATGACTGTCGAATGTTCACGAAAGAAGCGATAGGCGCATTCATTCAAATACCTGAAAGGATAGAAGGTGTGGACGAACTCGATATAGACAAGGGATTGTTTTTTATTCAGGAAGACTTTATCGACAACGCTCTACAGTCCGGAGTCCTTTTCATTTCAGAGGAGGGTGATTAAATGGCAACCAACCTTGTCGAAAACGAAGAAGTCGTAGCTGCGGCAGTATCCAAGATCAATACCTATGTCGAGAACTATAGGGCACAGCGATCTGCGGTCGACGAAATGAATAAGATCGCAGACTACATGTATTCATGCGCTCAGAACCGAACTATAGAAAGTTCCGAGAAGTCTGTCGGTATGAACATGGACAAAGATACGCGGGCAAATGTAGGAAGCACGCTGTATCACAGGATAATCAATCAGCTCGCTTCTCAGCTCGAAGCAGTCCTTCTTTCAAAACCAGACCTCTGGCGCTATGTCACATACTCCGAGGAAAACTCTGATGCCACCAAAGATGGCGAATCGAGGGCCAAGCAGGGCAATCTTCTGGCTCGTTATACGCTGAAGGTCGACGAGTTCCTTGAAAGGGTTCCCAGCTTTGCAAGAATGCTCTACAAACGCTCGAACATATTCGCAAAAGTCGAGCAGGTTCGCATAGAAGATGTTGTCAAGAGCAAGGAGCCAGTCTTCGAGTTGCAGGACGCCCCGGAAAGCGGCGAGCAGATACCGGTCATTGTAGACGAAAAAGATGTGACCGAAACAAAAATTGTCGAAAACCATCCTTCAATCACCTTCCCGCCACCGTCGTCTATATTTCTGGACGCGACTATTGCAGATATGCAACAGCAAGTCTGCGTTGCTCTCGTATCGAAGAAAACGAAAGCCGAATTGAATCACGGCGTGAAAAATGGATGGTACTCACAGGAAGCTTTTGACAAACTTACTGAGAGCGAACTTTGGGACGGATCGACCGAAAACGAATCACTGGACGACAAAGAAGACGCTCGCGGCAATAGCATCGATTCCCAGACGCAGGACGATCTCTATCTGGTTTGGGATGTCTACATCAATCTGCCTTTGACTGAATCAGGAGAAATCGATTCCGAGGGAGAGGTGATACCAGAGCGGTACTGGCTTACGCTTGTCGGAAATACTATCGGCTCTGCTGCCTGTCTTCGGTTTGAAAAGAACCCCGAACCCGACAACGAAATACCGTTGAAGGATATTCATGTCTACCCAGACGACGGCGACCGAATGTACCACACCACGACCGCCGAGATAAACCGTTCTGCTTATTCCGCAGACTGTACCCTCTTAGCCCTCGCATTGGACAATATGGGGCTCGCGAACGATCCACCCAAAACAGTACTGATGGGATCGCACGCAGTGAAGGACTTCACATATAAAAAGGGTGCTACTTGGCATGTCTACGACCATAACGCGATCAAGCCTTGGGATGTACGCGACAATACAGCCCCTACGCTGTACCTGAAAAATGAGGTCGAAAAACAGATGATGACGGCAATGGGGATCGACAAGGCTTTCGTAGGCCAGTCTCAGGGCGCCAGGACAAGCGCGTCAGAAGCCACATTCATCAATCGCAATTCAATGCAGCCGCACCTTAGCCAAATCAGATACATTCTCATGCAGCTTCTACCGTGGATGGCCAGAAAATATATGTCCTATTGGAATGCTTATGGACTTCCAGAGCAAGTTGTTCAGATCGCAGACGAGAATAAGCAGTATCACCGCATTAGTCCGTCAGATGTAGATGGAGAGTTCGATGTCAAAGTAGAGATAATCGACGAGTACGAGAGCGACATGATGAAGCAACGAAACCTCGAAGCTCTGCTCGGTATCGTTGCGCAGAATGAATGGCTTCAGAAGGGCGGAGGCGAAGAGATTGACGGGCCTGCTATATTCAAGGAGATATGCCGTTCGTATAAAATAGACCCATCTCGTTTCATTCGTTCTATGACTGGTGGCGATGCGGAAAGACAGGCTCGCGAAGATATAGAAAAAATGCTGTATGTAGGCGAGTATGTCGATGTCAGAGACGATGCCGACTTCAAAATACATTTGCGCGTCAAGGAGCAGGAACTCACCCGGTGGAAGGGTGTCGAGGAACAGGCGGTACAAAATGGTGTTAGAGTGGATTTGCTCTCTCAGCATGTCGCCGAATTGAAGCAAAAAATACGCAGTGGTTCCACGGCCAGCGGTAGCATGGCCCCTGCTGCACAAGAGCCTGCCCAGCTACCTGCTGGTGCGCCGGATGTCGGAATGCCGACTGAAGGCCAGCAGCAAGGGCAGGCGTTAGCAGAAATGATGGGAGGAATGCAGTGATGAATGTGAGATCGAATATGGCGATAGAGTACGACAACTATACCACGGAAGAGTTGGAATTGGTTCAGGGACTGTTCGAATCGGGCAGTGGAATGGCGTTTATGCGAATGATGAATGACGCGGTACAAGTTCCGATCAACAGTCTTCTGTCGACAGCGGATGAAGCCGAACGGAATAGGGGACAGGTGGATGTTTACCGGGCAGTCACATCTCTTCCGGTGCGGCTCAAAATGGTTATCAGCGAAAGGCGGAAAAACGAAAAGAGCGAATGAAGTAGAAAAAAACAGAAAAAAGATTTGACCACACAATAACTATTATGTTAGGGAGATAACAATGACAGAAGAATACCGCGATGCGGAA